GTCAGTTTGATCCGATGGATCAGGTTACTGATGATCAACTTATGGGTACTGGTGCTTTCTCTAAGGCTGATGGTAACCGTAGGCTTGGTCAAGAAATACACAGGGCACATCAAAGGATTATTAATGAGCAGCAACAGAGACCTACTGATGCTTATACTGATCTGTCCCCTGACGATGCTTTCTTACTAGGTGATATAGCAAAAGAACTATATTACCAAGGGATGAATAGGCAGTACGGTGAGCTAGGTAAAATAACAAGGAGTGTTACTCAACGAGTGTTTGTCCCTGGGGATGCTGTACATGCTGCAGAGCTTAATGAAGCTATGAGAAACTACTCCCAAGTAGCTCATGTAGTTGACCCTCAACGTCTAAAGATTTTGTTAGCTACTGCCTTACCAGCATTAAGTTCTCCAAGTAATCCTTATAGATCCATCAATCATATTGGTGAAGATAAAATGAATGAGTTTGTTGCTAGACAAAAGATTGCTCAGTCTCAGGGTCGTAGGATTATCCCTGATCCAAATGATAGTATGAGAGCAATTGAAAACGATTTAGCTCAAGCGTTGTATGGTATAGCCCTTGATCGAAAAGGCGCAAACTATCTTACGTTTTATTTACAAGGTGCAACAGGTCGTATTGCTGTGCAACAAACAAACTTTGATCCGACAACTAAAAAGTCTGTTCGGTTTGTTACTCGTAGTGCTGTTCCTACAATGATCATCAAAGGTTCTAGGTTTGATAAAGCTCTTAGACAAATGTATGCACAATCTTTAGTTGAGGGTGCAGATGCGATGACTCCTTCGGTTAGAGAAGATGCTCTTTCTAAATTAAAAGAGACTCTATATAACAAAGGTGTTAGACTTCGTACTGCTTTAGCTGCAATTTCTGATAGTCAAGTTGAAAAGGTAGCTGATGCTATTGCTGCAGGTATGCCCCTGAGTGATCCTAATTTCCCACAGATGCCAGCATTACAATTAGATCCTAACAATGAATCAGATGCAAATCTTATGGCAGAGATTCAAAAGAAAGGTGAAGATGGTCAAGCTTACATTGATGGTCTTATAGACTTTGCTAATTACAAAGAAGCTATGGATGCTGGTAAACCATATCATACATATTTTAATGCGTACATAGATGGTAAAACCAATGGGCTTGCTGGTAATGGTATGCAGCTTGGTGATGAAAAAGTTGCTACTAGAACTGGTGTACTTCGTGATACAGTAGGTAGAGGCTCTGGGGTTGGACCTCCAAGTCCATTCTTTTTAGATGGAGATCAAGATATACGAGATGTGCTTGAAAATACTCTTACAAGATTATCGTCTAATCAAGAGTATGGTATGTTTCCAAGAGATGATTGGCCTGAAGTATATCAAATAGCTAAAATCATATATGGAAATAGAGGATTAAACAAAACCACATCTATGACATTTGGTTATGGTAAGAATGCTGAAGGTTTTAAACAAGACATTGAAGAGTTTATGCTAGTAATGCAGGGTGAAGGCACTCCCGAAGCCCAACGTCTTAATGAATTAATGTCAATCTTTGATAGTAAATCTTCAAGTAAAGGGGATTTAATTGACGCTATACATTCACATTATGATACTGCGTTAAGAGAAGTTCTTGGTGAAGACACTATGCAGTCTCGTAATATTATGAGAGGCGCTGCGCTTTTACACTCTATAGCAAATGAGTTGTTCACTATTAATGGACCAACAGGTTCTAAGCTTAACATGGGTGGTATGATGACCACTGGTGCTAAGAAAGGTGAAGCTACTCCTATAAAGATTTTTGTTGATGGAAAATTAACAACACCAAAGTCTCAAGTGTACGGTGAAGAAGCTACGTCTGCAGCCCCAAAGTTTAGGACTGATCCTATAACAGGTGAACAATCTACTGAAGTAGGTGGATCATCTTGGGGTGCTGCAATACCTATCCCTGTTCAATCAATCGATGCTGCAACAGTAGCAAGATTAGCATCTGACAAGGGTGGTTATTGGAAAGACATTAAACAAAGATCACAGAATCCTAAGCAACAACCATATGTGTTTCCTATTTATGATGCATTTAAAATGGATGCTGCTTCGTATGATGCTGTTCTTAAGGATGTTAACAAGGCATGGGTAGATATTAATTTTCAGTGGTCTTACTTAAAACAAACACAGAACTCTTTAAGGCAACTGAAGCAATCCTTAAATGAAAAGATTAAGAACCCAGACAGAGTGTTAATAGGTAATGAAAGAGCTATGATGGACTATCTCTTTTCAAATTATATAACTAAGTCAGGTAATCCTGTGTTAAATATTAATAATAAACTAGGACAAGTCATGTACCCTGTACCTAAAGGGGATGAAATCTTTACAGAAGTCACATCTTTGCAACGCGACATGGTAGATAATGGGTTTACTAAATTCACTGCAGTTGGTGGTGGTGGTAATGATATCATTAACCCAAATACAGAATTGACTGTAAGAGATTTAAAGATATTTATAGAAGCTCTTGAAAGAAAAATAAATTTTGATAAGAGATTAAATAATTTAATATCTAAAACTGATGGATTAAGGTCTAAATTAAAGTCAAAGATTATAGCTAACATGAATAGCGATAATCCTGATCTAGCAGTCCTTCAGTATTACTCTCACTAGAATAAAAAAAATACCCCTACTAGAATCCAATTAAGGAAACTAGTAGGGGCTTTTTTATTTAAGCATACCGTTCTTAGCCAGTAGCTCTCTGATGTCACGCTCAGCATCTTTCTTTATTTGTGCAGCTTCATTTGGTTCCATACCACGTTGCACTGCTTTATCATAGTTATGTTGTAGCATGTCTTCGTTAATCTTATTTGAGTATGCAGAGTCTGGTGAGAGACCAAACTGTTCTACATATTCCATGTCATCTACTGGTGCTCCACGAAGAGCCAAGTAGTTATACGATTTTTTATCGCTCATTGTTATCTCCTTAGGCAAAGAAGTAATCAGATTCATAGATCTGTGTTACATCTAGATCACCTAGTTGTGGTTGCTCAACGTCAAGGTTAGTAGCATCAGTGATGATGTTGTCTTGAATTAAGTCATAGTAATTTCTTTTATCGTACATATCGATAAATGTTTTCTTTGTCTTTGTTAGTAACTCTTCGACATCACATGCATGAGTACTAAAGGAATCATGTACTGCTCCGAAGTCACCATTCCAGTCTTCAATAACCAATGCCATATGGCTTGCATCTTGACTGTGAATGTAGTTAGGGCTGACACCACACATGAATCCGCGAATGTCTGGGGTCTTTGTAGGTACTCTTGCCACATGGTTTACTCCTTTGTGTCCCTTAGAGTCAGTCTTGTATCCACTTATCGTACCTCTACATTTGCGTGTAGCTGTCGTAAAGTTTTCATAGGTCACTTTAAACCCTGAAGGTGTTACCCATTTGAGTTTATCGCTACCGTTACCGTAGATTAGTTTACTTTTAAAAGATTTTAAATCAACAGTCAGACTGTTTAACTCTTCTATTTCTTCATCGGTTTTATCTTTCTTTGTATAGAGTTCCTTCTGATCCTTAACAAGTTGTTTGTATTCAGGTCCAGCAACATCCCCATTGGGGCAGAACTTCTTATACTCACCGATCTCATACTGTGCAACTTTTTGTAGGAATGCCATAGTATGTAGGGGTCCTGGGCATACCATATTGATTGCCTTGATTAGTAACTTAGATAACTTATCACAGTCGTCTTGTGTTATACCATAAGTAAGATGGAAATCTTCTGTCTTACAATCAAAGAACATGTTCTCAGCAATCTTTTTGGCACCTGCAGAGTATGCTCTTGTCATACTACCACGTTTAGATATACCTTTTCTAATGTGTTTCATTGGCATCTTATCTAGGATACCTTTAAGACGATCATCAGTGACAAGGTTATACAGTTGCTTTGCAGTCTGAACATAGAAGTCATATTGTATATCTACTGGTACAAGGCCTACAAGCCTCCCTGTGTGGCTGTCTTTAGAAATAGCACCTAGATGCTGCCAACCATTGTTAGACCCGTCTACGGGCACTGGAAGGTGGCTTATGTAGATTCTATTATCTTTGACTGCCTTTTGATAATCATACCATTCAAAGCAGCAAGCAAGGAATGATACAGGTTTCTCTGCTATATCAGCAATGATAGACTCTCTACCCATTTCAATTAGGACATTCATGTTATCATTAGTCCATCGTACTCTATCCTCAAGTGTAAACTTATCTACACTGATAGACTCTAGCCCTTCTTCTTGTAGGTACTTCTGGTATTCACCTTCACACCACTCAGGTAGTTCATCGATATTATAACTTTGGTTGAAACTACTTGCTGTATGTACAGCTAACCAGAAAAGTCCATCCTCTGTCATGGGTTTACCCCTGGCAAAACACATCATACCCCTGGCAAGGTCAGACCCCTGGTAGTTTAAGAAAGACTCTGAGTAATAAAGTCTACCACGATAGTCAGCTTGCATGTATTGATAGAACACATCATGTTCGTACAGAAGCTTAGCTTTCGTAGTGATGAAACCCCACTCGACATTCTTACTTCTACGTTTCATTTCCTTAGCATCATTATCTTCGATGGGTACGGATGAAACAAAAGAATCTTTGTTGTTTATTAAAGCATCGTAGACTCGTTGGTTAATACGCCAACCTGTCCTCTGTAAATTATCTACTGCTTTAATCCAGGGTTGTCCAATCATTGTACGGAACTCATCGTTGTCCTCTTCTGTCCAGTTCTTGATTAGGGGTTCACCATCTGGTTGTGTAACTTTTGTTATTCTTTCTGGTCTTTCCAGTACTGTGTGGTTGAGAGAGATTCTCGACAATGCCTCAGGGATATCTGCTAGGTCAATCCATTTAGCTGTAGCTGATACAATATAACTAGTATCCCTTGTCTTGGGGTAGTACAGGTTAATGTATCCACAGTTAAAGAAGGCTTCGATAAAGAGATCACCCAACCTTACGTGCATATTCCAGGGTAACCCAGGGGGTTCCCTTTTTATTACACGTGCTACACGTTGTCCTATTGCTGTGGATACAGCAGTTAACTGTGCAGTCCCTGCAGGACTATCGGAGGTATCGTAGGTGAATCTCATTTGTATTGTCTGAAATGCAACGGTAACTAACCGTGGCATATCTTCTTTGTATTCTTTGTATAATCTTAGAAGTACTGCACCAGAGTTAGCCTTAGGGTTATTAGGATTAACCCTTGAGACTTTCTCGACTAGGTACTCTGAGATCTGATCGAATGGATTCATACAATCCTCTTTCTGTTATGTTAGGCACCCCCAACTAACAGGGGCGATATTTTTAATACAGTCACCAAACATCTTGGCTAGTTCTTGTATCTCTACTTGTGCATGTTCATCAGTTCGTTGAGAGTAGATACGTGCAGCAGATGCTAGTGATCCTGTCTCTACCCATTCAGTCATCATAGACTGGGGTAAGATCATACGTGCTTGCTCAGGGCAAATACCTTGAGCTAACATTTTTTCATAGCATGTAATAGCATTTTCATGTATATCCCTTAGGTACTTACTAGGGAAGTACTGAGACTCAGCAGCACCACTAGATCCTTGCTTAGCACCATCAGTAGGTTTAGCTCTCCATGATGTTGGTTCATAGAACTCTGGTGTTGTGTCTACATACCTCCGTGATACTTCATTACGTGTAATACCAACCATATGTTTGAACCACTGTCGGGCTACAAAGATAGGTGCTTTGATACGTACTTGGTATTGTACTTGACTGAAGGGTGTCCAGTGACCGTGTTGTGCTAGGTACTGGATAAGTCTTTTATCACCATCAGTATACTCTGATCGTTGTTTATTAAAGGAGACTCTAGCAGCATTAACTACTGCTAGGTCACTCCCCATACTATCAATCAGTGTTACTTCAAATTGTGAAGTATTCATCAAATCCTCCTGAAGATACTAGTCTTGTTGTCTTATTGTTGTACGTAGAACTTCCGGCAGGTCCTGTAAGTCCGGTGAATCTAGACTTGAGTACTTTGAACTTGATTGTGTTTCGTTCTGACTCTGATTCTGCGACAAGGTTTCTTGAGAAGGCAATGATGTCGAACGAGATCTGCTTGATCGAACCACTGCCTTTGATATCATCGATAGATGCGATGTTCCCTTCTTCAAAACTCTTTCCTCCTTGAGCTTTACGTAGATGAGAGATTAGTCCCAACCATACATTATGTTTCTTTACAACCTTAAGAAGGTCAGACATTACTTTATCCACCGCTTCGTTACCAGATAGTCCTTCAGAACCTTCTGATACTGCGATAGTAATGTGGTCAAGAACGAGGTACTTGCAACCCATAAGGGCCATGTATTCGATCTTATCGATAAGAGATGAGTCCCCAACGGAGCCTTGGTGATCCAAGAGAACCAGTCGCTCGTCACCGAACACAGCTTCGTATCCGCGTCTAAGTTCCTCTTCACTAGTTGGTGGAGGATCCATGATGTTGCGTTTAAGTTGCATTGAGATAAACTTTTCGGCTGTATCCCCAACACTTTCTTCCAGACTAATGAGTCCAACCTTATCACTTGTCTTAGCAAGAAGGTCAAGGACAATCTCTTTAATGACAGTAGACTTACCACTACCAGTGCCAGAGGTAAACAAAGTAATTTCACCATAGCGTATCCCCTTTAGTTTTTCATTAAGCCCACCCATGCAGTCAGGATATGGTACAGACTCTACGTTTTGTCTGGATTTAAACTGTTCCCACACAGCTTCACCTGTTACAATACCTGCAGGTGACCACACTTGAGCAGTAAAGATAGCATCGTTCAGAGACTTTGGACCATGCTTAATCAGTACTTCACATGGATCTTTCTCTTGTAGTCTAGCAATCTTTACCTTGCCAGCATTAAACATTTTAGCTGCAGCATCCTGTGCTTTCTGACCTGCATCATCTTGATCAAAACAAAGTACAATCTCTTTGAATGAGTTGATCCAGTCACGTTGTTCTAGTAGCCCTCTAAGGTTAGATGCTGATGGGATTGACACAACATTCCAGATCTTTTTACTAGTGCTTAGCATACTCTGGGCTACAGCACAGGCGTCTAGTTCACCCTCGGTGATAACTAACCTGTGCTTACCAGCGACACATGCAGACTGACCAAACAGTTCACAGTCTTTGAAGTCACCATGAGTCTTGAACTCTTTTGGTAGTTTACGTTCTTTGTAAGCGACAGTGATACCGTGTTTTGTATACGGATAGAAGTGTGCTTCAGGTAGGCCTTCACTTGTCACACTCATTTTGATACCGAAGTGATCTATTACTTCTTGAGAGATACCACGAGAAGTAATAGGATAGCTACGATAATTATTGATATCGGAGAATCTAGTAAGCTCAGTAAAGGTGGTGGGTTCATAACTGTCCATGTTTGTTTCTACTTTCTTTGATTTACCACAGCTGAAGCAATGACCTACTCCATCAGTGTATGTTGTAAATGCATCGGAGCTACCACATTCAGGGAATGGGCAGGGTCCTTTAGTGTATCTTCGTTCATTCATTTAGTTCCATCTTTCTTCTTTAGCTTGACGATTTAGTTTCCTCTTGTAACTCGCTTCCCGTTTCTTGTTGAGTCTCTGTTGCTTGATCACCTTCATACTCTCGTATTCTGATGTCAAGGAACTCTCCTCCTCGTTTAACGATTCGCTTTTCAAGTTTGATGTTGTAAACTTTATTGTCATTGAAATCCTCATACACTCCTTGATATGTATCTAGTATTGGTTTGATTACGTTATCCAGATCTGCTCCACGATTGGATAGACCTGCTATAATGTTAAAGGAGACCTGACCAGACCCAAAGGGCCAGTCAGTTCCAATTAGTTGGTCACGGATATCATTCTGATACTGTAGATAATCCGCTGACTTGAACGTTGTCTTCCCCCTCCGGTTCCACATCTTGTTCGCACTCAGTGGTTTCAGGGAGAAGTAATGACTCATCTTGTACATACTTACTCATTTCCTCTAGTTCTTCCCATGTTGTCAACATAGTAAGTAGTTTACGACTAAGCCAAGGGTCACCTGCATCATGCTCTTTCCAAGCTTTCTCAACAGCTGTCCATCGTTGACCTACTGGGATTCCTTCAAGGATCTTAGCAGCTTTCTTTGGACCTATACCGTTGATCCCAGGGATGTTGTCACTAGTGTCACCTGTTAGACATTGTAACATTAAGTTCATCTCAGCTTTGTCATCATCAACAAACTCATGTGTTTTCTTAGAGTAATTATAATGATGACCTGGAATTTGTTTAAGGTCTTTATCGATACCACAAACAACAAAGTCTAGTTCCATTTCTCTAGCTTCGTATGCCCAGATACAAACAAGATCGTCAGCTTCCATACCGTCAGCTTCAATACCACCCCATTTCTCTTTCATATAATCATGACCATAGTTAAGGGCTTCTTTTAGATCGTTTGGTAATGGGGGTCTGGTGCCCTTGTAGTCGGGGTAAAGACCTTTCCGGTAGTTCCCCCTACCCTTAAGGGCTACACGGTACTCCTGAGGTCCTGAGAAGGCGTATGAGATACATTCTCTCATTGTCCTATCGATGATCTTACGGATCTCTACATTATTGGGATTACTGTAAGCAGCCCTGAAGTATATAGAGTCAGCATCAACTAATGCTATTGCCATTTTGTTTCCTTTATCTATAAATTATTTCTACACCCCAGTTTTTTACTTTGTTTTCTAATGGGTAGGGGTTCCATTTATCCCTTTCGTACTCAACTGCTGCGAGTTTATGGAGAACGATGTGACCTTGTGAAGTATACCAGCGAGATAATATATTGATCCACTCTCTGGGCATAAGTTCTTTAGGTTTTGGGTGGTAGGACACAAAGTATCCTGGGTATTCAATTGAGTTTTCATAAGGTGTTTCCTTTATATTATTAGTGTACGTCTGCATAGCTACTTCCGATAACATAATCACCACCTTCCATACAAGTTACACCAAACATCTCTGGTCCTTTCTTGAATGACTCTTGTAAGATCTCACCCACACGATCAGCATCATCTGGATGTGCAACGTAAGCAATCTCATCATGGTAAAACAACCTAGGCTCTGCACGTAAACCCTCTTCATCAATCTTATTCATAGAGTATGACAAGGCAGATTTACAAGTGATACCCTCTGCAGTTTGCAGTAGGTAGTTAAGGGCTTGGTATTCACCAGAGACAAAGACAGGGCGACCATCAAGTCCAGGGAACCAACCCTCACCTGAAGCGTATTGTGTGCTACGCCATACTTCACCTAGTTTATCTTTAAGTTCCTTCAAACCTTTGATTCCCTTAGCAAAGTCCTCACGTGACTTCTTACCAGCGTTAGCATTAGGTTTACCTGTAAGGATAGAACCCAGTTTAGCATCACCAGCACCGAAGAGATAAGCATAGAGATAGTTCTTTGCTGTCGGTCTATCACAACCTAGAGCATCTGCATTACGTTGGTGTTGATCACCATAGATAACCTCATTAGTAAACTCATCGTTACCTACGTAATGACACAGGCCACGTAATTGGTTACCAGAACTGTCTGCACCAACAACCTTCCAGTCATCATCAGGGATGAATAGTTCACGTAACTCTTTACCCCAGGGTGCATTAACACCTGGAAGATTTACAATCACTTCATGGCGACAACGGAATGTTTGAGTACCGATAGTCCACATGTTACCGTGGATACGTCCATCATGTAGAGTCTCAAGCCAACCTTTGATTACAGAGCTACGGTTACGTAATGTGTAATACTCACTGATCATCTTACCAATATCACCTAGTTTACTTAAGGATGTATCAGTAATTTTAGGACCTACGGTTACCCATTCACGACCAACCTTCTTACGGTTGTATTCGTCAGGCTTCCATCCAATAGTCAACAACCATTCTTTAACGAGTTCCATAGATCCAAGTGTGATCTGCTCTACAGTAAACCGTTGGAAGGGTTCTCCTGCTGGATGCACATGGGTGTCTGTTTGTTTAACCTCTTTACCGTAGTAGTCAGATAACAAACGTGCACTTACTGTAGTATAGTCACCATTCTTCTTGTACTTAGGGAACTTTTTGATTTTATCAATGAATACTTTATGAGTACCCAGCTGTGGATGTATTGTCTTTTCAATTTCAGACATACGTGTTTCCATCAGTTTAAGGTTCTTCTTAGCTTTTGTTTTGTCAAAGTTCCAACCACGGGTTTTTACACGAGCATTGAACTTAGCTGTATCATGTTCAATAAGCAAACCTTCTTTGATTGTAGGACGTTTAGCAGCAATACGTTTGTACTCTGCCATGAGGGTATTGAACACATCAACATTCAGCATTACGTCCTGTACACAATAGCGTAGCATCTCTTTAGAGTACTTATCCCAGTCATCAAAAGAGATCTTTGAGTTGTTAAGGTGTTCACCCCAACCTGCTAGTCCATGCTTGTGTTGTCTTTTGTACTGTAACACCTGAGACATTACCCAAGTATCGTACACTTTCTTATCATTTAGTTTTAAACCGTAAAGCTTTTCCATAATTAAATTATCAAAGCCAATAATGTTATGACCAATGAGGACTTCTGCATTATTCAATACGGCACAACCATCATCCATTCCTGGAAGAGAGTCATCGTAATCACTAAACTTGTATGTTGTACCAGTGTCTATGTTGTATGCTACAAGGCACCATACTTTAGTTGCATCAATACCGTCTGTTTCAATATCATATATTAGTTTCATAAACTTTTCTTTCTAGGTAGTGCTTTTCTTTCACTGACCTGATTGTATGACAGTTAGCGCAACGGATGTCGCACTTACGGGCCTCAAGGATGATGTTTTTAATGCTGTAAGAAGCCATTCGATGAGGTGTGAATATTTTATCTGATGGATCTCTGTGATCCCATTGAAGAGCATACGGGTTACTATTGTAACCACAGTCCATACAACCCTTGCCAATTTTGTATCGATCAAGGATTTCTCTACGTCTTCGTATCTTTTTTACTGTTTTACTTACATCTTCATTCACTGTTTTCTACTTTCTCTATGTCGCATTTAGGACAGATCTTAGATCGGTTATCAATAGCCATTGTGGAAAAGCTTTTGTTACACATTATACATGTTACTTTTTTAAATGGTTTATTTGTTATGTGATCTAGTTGGTTCCTGTCCTGTTTCATTTTATAACACCAAGTACCCAGTTTTCTGCACAATCTTCTGCATATCTTTCTGAATGCCCTTTGATGTTACGTTCTTCAATGATAGCTGCGTCTTGCACCATTGTGACAGTATATGAACCATCGGGTTCTTTGAATACTAATGCTTTACGATAACTTGCATCACCACGTGAACAGTCATCGTCACTGTAAAACTCATGTAGTAGCATCATAATCCTCCAGTATCATTTGTAGATAATGCATAGCTTTTTCAATATCTTTCTTACCATTCTTATTTTGATGCCTAACAATATATTTAATAACGTTTGCTTCTCTGAATGGTATGTTGTTTTTAACAATAAAATCTATTGGTTGTATTGGCAGTTGATAGTGGTCACCGTCTACTTGTCTTGATTTAGCATCCATTTCTTTACTCATCCTTTTCATAAATGCTTCATGTGGTTCATGGTTAACGTTCATCTCCTGATCCTTTCAGTGTCCCTTCTTGTTTACGTGAAGCTAGTTTATCCAGATTAGCAGCAGCAATAGTAGAAAGGTCAGTGTCAAGCTCTGAGGCAAGAACAGCGAGATACCAAAGAGTATCACCAAGTTCTTTACTAATAGAGACCAGGGCTTCTTCTGCTTTTGTTGGGTCATTGTCGTAATCTCCACGAAGAATTTTCTTCACTTTGTTTGCGACTTCTGCAGCCTCTCCTGACAAACCTAATGCCAAGTACGGAAGTGCTTGATGTTTTGGATAGACAGCTGTAGTAATAGCTTTAGTTTGGTACTCATTAAATTTCATGTTGTTTATATATACCCCTTATAGAATTATACCTTATTGATGACGAGGCTTGTCCTCGGCATAAAAGATATACCTATAAGGGGTATATAGAATTTATGGAGAAGACAATGCCTTTTAATAAAAAGAGTTTGAAAAACCTTGCTGATGGGTGGACTACTGAGTCTGCTAGAGAAGCCCAAAAGAAAGGTGTAGCAACACGTAAGGCTAACAAAGAAGCTCGTGAAGCTGCTAAGATGTCTATGGCTGAGTGGAAGTTATATAAGACAGACGTTCTTGACTCAACAGATATGACATCTATAGATGTTCTCAAAGTTATGATGATTAAAGCAGTAGCAAAAGATGATCTTGATACAGCATTAGAGATTGCAAAGACTCTTGCAGAGTTTGAAGCACCAAAGCTTGCACGTATTGATCAGACCAATGTTGAGATACAGGCTGAAGATTTATCTGATGAAGAACTGCAGGA